ATGACGCAATCCCCTACTAAAAAGAGGATTATAAAACCCCCTCTGGATCGTTTCGGTGGTGTCCGAGTGGTTCAGAGGAGGACTAGAAAGTCCGAAGTCATTGAGCATAACAAAGATAATGTTGCTCAAGAATTAATTGATATAGCTACTGCGAATATTGATGAGATAATGGATTGGGATGCTGAAGGTAATGTCAGTATTAGAGATCCTAAAAATATTTCTAAGTCAGCAATCAAAGCTATAAAAAAAATAAAAGTAACACCGACAAAGATGGGGCCACAGTTAGAAGTAGAGCTACATGATAAGGTTGGAGTGCTGCGTGTCCTGGCGAAAGCATCTGGATTATTAGAGCAAGAACAGGATGCAGATAGACCTAGTGTAGTACAAATTAACATGAGTGGACCAGAAGAACCTAAAATAGTTGAGGCAGAAGATGATGAGATTAATAACGCACAAGGAAGTAGAGAAGATCCAAGTAGCGATGTTAAAGAAACAACTGAGTGATCGTGAATGTGCCAGGTTATGTGGTCGTTCTTTAAAAGATTATAAAGATGTAGTGTTTAAAAAAAAGAAAGAAGAAAATACTAAAATACATATGATAGTAGGAAGGATCACAAGTGAGTAATGCAATAGCAAATTTAAATCTAGACTTTAGTACATCCCCTACTGTTTGGAAATTTTTACAAGATAAAAGTTTTGTACGAGGATTGATGGGGCCAGTAGGTTCCGGCAAATCGTATGCGTGTGCAGCAGAGATTATGATCAAAGCTGTTTCTCAAGTATAAAGTCCTCGTGATGGAATTAAGTATTCTAGGTTTGTTGTAGTTCGTAATTCTTATCCAGAGTTGAGGACAACTACTATTAAAACATGGCAAGAATTATTTCCAGAGAACATTTGGGGTGCATTTAGATGGTCACCACCATTAACGCATCACATAAAATTACCAGCAAGAGATAATGCTCCAGGCATTGATTGTGAAGTTATTTTTTTAGCATTAGATCAGCCTAAAGACGTTAGAAAATTATTATCAATGGAATTGACAGGAGCCTGGGTAAATGAGGCTAGAGAGCTGCCTAAAGCTGTTATAGATGGCCTTACACACCGAGTAGGAAGATACCCTACTAAAGCTGATGGTGGATCTACTAATAGATTTATTATTATGGATACGAACCCAATGGATGATGATCATTGGTGGTTTAACTTAGCAGAAAAAGAAAAGATGAAAGGTAAGTATGCCTGGAAGTTTTATAAGCAGCCAGGAGCTGTTGAAGAGGCTATCGTAAAAGAATTACCAGAAAATCCAGAGGCTAATGGTTTTGTCTTTAGTGCTGGTAAATGGTGGTTACAAAATCCTACAGCAGAAAATCAAAAAAACTTAACTGATGGATATTACGAACAAACATTACTTGGTAAAAATTTAGATTGGATAAGATGTTATGCCCAGGGCAAATATACTTACGTTCAAGAAGGTAAGCCTGTTATGGGTGAGTATGATGATACACTAATGACAGAAGAGTTTATTGAACCAGATATTCAATACCCTATCCAGGTAGGTGTTGACTTTGGTTTAACTCCAGCAGCTATCTTCGGACAGAAACTTCCTAATGGCCAATGGGTAATACTTCATGAGCTTGTAACATTTGATATGGGCCTTGAGAGATTTGGTTATATGTTAAAAGGTGAATTAGAAACAAGGTTCCCTAAGTTTGATGTATTAGTATGGGGTGATCCGGCTGGACAAAAGAGAGATGAGATCTTTGAAGTTACAGCATTTGATCATTTACGAACCATTGGATTAGTTGCTAGACCAACTGCTACGAATGACTTTAGAGTTAGACGTGAGGCTGGTGCAGCTCCTATGAATAGATTGATACAAGGTAAGCCTGGATTATTAGTTGATAAAAGATGTAAACGATTACGAAAAGCCTTGAGTGGTGGTTATCATTTTAAGCGAGTACAAATATCTGGAGGTGAAAGATATAAAGATCAGCCAAATAAGAATGAGCATTCTCACGTTGGAGATGCTTTCATGTATTTATTATTAGGTGGTGGTGAACATAAAAGATTAACCAGGGGTGGCAATAGAAACTTTACACCAGCTGTAGCAAGTGCAGACTTTGATATTTTTTAATGAAAAAAAAATATTTAATCAAAGTATGGAAGTATGGAGAAATAGAATTGCTAGAAGAAAAAATAATAGAAGTAGAAAATGATAATTGGAAAGGTTTAGTTTTTCACCAGCCAGGTACAAGAGCTACAGCAGAAGAGATAGATGAAACTAAAAACATTAGAACAGATATTCAAAGTCCAGGGAACCAAGATTAGTGTAATACCATTTAGGTCCTACTTGTTTAATATTATGGATCTTAATGAGTTTGATAAACTAAATTTATCACAGCCTAATTACACAGACTACATGGATGCAGCTGCTGAACAAGGTTATGGATATTGTGTTATTGATGATGGTAAGCCTATGCTTTGTTTCGGAGTAGTTCCTTATTGGCCTGGAGTTGCAGAATTATGGTTGATCCCTGATAAAAATAAAATTTCAGAACATAAAATTAAATTTCATAAAGGTGCATTACAGTTCATGAAGTTAGTTGCTGATGATTTAAAATTAAAAAGATTACAAGTAACTGTAAGTTCTTTAAATGTTTCTGCTCTCAAATGGATAAAAAGCATATATTTTGAGGAAGAAGGAATTTTAAAACACTATGGTGTTGATGGTTCCGATTATAAAATGTTTGCGAGGTACTTTTAAAACTATGGGATCATTATTCAAAATGCCAAAATATGAACCACCGGCACAGATGGCAGAGAATAATAAGTTGCTAGATGAGAGAGAGGCTAGAGCTGATGCTAATGAAAAAAAAGAAAAAAGAAAATTAGCAGCAAGATCTAGATCAAGAAGAACATCATCTCGATTACTATTTTCTGATGAAAATAATATTCCGGCTTTAGGAGTAACAAACAATATGTCACCTTCAGACAGTATTAATCGTAATCCAATGGACACAGGAAGTAGGTACACATAATGGGAGGATCACCAGTAAAAGTAATTAAAAAAACTATCACAAGAGCATTTGGTGGAGGTGGATCTGCTACACCAGCTGCATCAGCAACATCTGCAATACAAGATAGAAGAGAAGAAGTTGTTAAAGAAACAACAGCTAAAGGTAAAAAATTAGTTGGCAGAAAATTTAGAAGATCAAGAAGAAACAGATCTAACTTAGCTGGATTTGTACCATCACCAGTAGAGGCATTAGGCACAGGAGTTAGAAATCCAACTGGTTCTGGAAAGACTAAACTAGGATCATAGATGGATAGAGGAATACCAGAGTACAAAAGAAATCCTAGATTTATAGATTTAAAAAAATCTTGTGAGTGTAAAGAAAGTTGTGAATGTCAAAAAGAAAGAAAGAAGGAGGATGAATAATGGCTAGTGAATATCACACAACAAAGGATGGAAAAAAAGCCAAGAAAGGTTTGTACTATAATATTAATAAGAAAAAAAAATCTAAAGCTGGATCGAATTCTAAATCTAAATCAACAATAAGCGATGAGGCTTATGCGAATATGAAGGCTGGGTTTCCAAAAAGAAAACGTAAGAAAGGATTAGTTGCATAATGTATAAAATGAAAATGAAAAAAAAACCTACTAATAAAAATAAAAATCTTGCAGCACAGTATGGTGACAAGAAAAAAATTACTAGAGGTGATATCATAACTGCTGCAAAAAAAAACAAAAAGGCATAACATGATTATATTCGGACATACTCCTAGAGAGTGGAAGAGAAGAGCTATGTTACATAAAACTTCTATTATTGTAGCTGTTATATCTTTTGCTTTAGGAGCTACGATTTTTTAATGGTAGCAAAAAAATTTCAAGATCCAAGTGGTGGTTTAAATGATGCTGGTAGAAAAAAGTTTGGTGTTAAAAGACCACAATCATCTGGTAAAGATGGAAGAAGAATTTCTTTCGCAGCTAGATTTTCAAAAGTTAAAGGACCATTAATGAAAGATGGAAAACCAACTAGATTAAAACTTGCATTAAAAAAATGGGGTTTTGCAAATAAACAAGCAGCTGCTAGTTTTGCTGCTAACAATAAGGCTAGTGCATAATGCAATTACAACCACAACAAGTTTCAAAAAGATCTAAACAAGCATTCGCAGCTAAAGATAATTGGAGAACAATCTATGAGGAATGTTACCAGTACGCATTACCACAAAGAAATCTCTATGATGGATATTACGAAGGAAACGTTCCTGGACAAAATAAAATGTCTAGAGTTTTCGATAGTACAGCAATTCATTCTGTTCAAAGGTTCGCTAACAGAATACAATCCGGTCTTTTTCCTCCTTACAAAAAGTGGTGTAGACTAGAACCTGGGAATGATATACCGGAAGAAAGACGAGGAGAAGTTCAACAAGCTCTCGATTTATATTTAGATAAATTATTTTCTGTTCTTAGGCAAAGTAATTTTGATTTAGCTATTGGTGAATTCTTATTAGATCTATCAGTTGGTACAGCTGCAATG